TTGTGCCGGCTTCCTGCGCCTCGGCGACGCGAATCGCGGACTTGAGGCGCTCTGCGTAGCCGGTGATCTGGCTCGGATCAACCACCGTCTCGGGGCTGATTTCCTGAGTCCACAGGTCGTAAAAGCGGATTTCCACGAGTGTTTCCTGCGTCAGTTCGTTGCTCTCGCGCGGGTAGTCCTCGGTCGGGGCGATGCCAATGTCCACGCGCTCGCGGCCGAGCGACTCGTGCAGGTTGTCGAGGATCGCGGTGAACTGCTCGTCGGCGAACTCCGCAGCGATAATCGCCTGTAGCGCGGTCGCGACTGTTAGGAAGGGGCTAGGATCGGCCATGCGTACAGTGTACAGCTAGCCCGGATACTGGCTCTTGGCGACCGCCATGGCCTGCGCCATAATCATCTCGTAGGCGGGGCGCAGGAAGGGCTGCGGCTTGTTTCCAGGGTGGTCAATCACGTCAGGGATTCCGTACAGTCCGGGTACCCACATGCGACCGCGAGTCTCCCAAAAGAACCGGAAGAACGGGGAGCCGATCATGGTGTGCGCGGACGTTCCTTCCTCTTGGAACATCGCATACGGAGCGTCTGCTTGCCAAACTCCACTCGTGGCGCCGGTCATGTGGGACTCGATCGATCCCTTGAGGCGTCCGGACCTCACCGGCGCCATTCCCTTGCTCGCCGTCGCGCCGCGCTCGATCAGGATTTCGACGGTGTCGTGACCGGCATCCTCGCAGGCGGCGATGAAGCGGCCGATGCCGTTTCGAGCGATCACGCGGTTGGAAACCGCGATGCCCATTAGACGAAAACGCGCTGGTAGTTGACGAGTAGGTCTCGTGCGCGGTTCGGGACCGCCAACGCGAGCGCGGCGCCGGTGCGGCCGCCCCACGAGCGCGCCCAACCCTCGATCGCCTCGGAGGTCATGCCCTCCGGGTGTCCGCTTGAGCCTCCGGCGGCGCCCATGAACTCCTGCGTCGTGATCGCCGTCGCCAGCTTCACGTCGTCGGGGATCGCCGCCCAACCCCACGTCGCCGTAACGGTCACGATCGGCTGCTGTAGGCTCAGGTAAGGGTACTGGTCTAGGTTGCGGGTGAAGCCCATCTCACCGCTTGAGACGAAGCCGGGGCCGCCGTGGAAGATCAGGTAGTAGAACACTTCCGAGTCGTCCTGCGGCATCGCCGTCCATTGGTCCGACGTAAGGTTGTAGACCTGACCGATCACGCCGCCGTTGGTCTCGACCGCCGTGACAGTGGAGCAGTCGTCAATGTCCATGAGGCCGGACTCGTCGTAGAGGAACTCACGGTCAGTCGCCGGGCCGGAGGCTAGCTCGAAGCGGCGGCCGGTGTAGGTCGAAACTGCCTTGGAAGCGGCCGGGAGCAGAGCGGTGATCTGAGCGTCCTTGCGGGTGTCAGTCACCCCGATGCCCATGAGGCTCTTGTAGGTGGCTAGGTCAATGATGTTGGCCATGTGTCTAGTCTACGGCCTACAACGACGAAAGCGCCCCGGAGGGCGCTCTCATCAGCGTGGGTTGGGTGTAGGAAGGGTTGGGGTTACTTCTTGTCGGACTTGGAAGCCTCGTCCGAGAAAACGTCCTCGGGGCGGGGCTTCGCGAGAGCGTGGATCGGAAGTGCGCCCTCGTCCTCAGCGGCCTCCGGTACCTGCACCGCGAGCGGGGAGCTCGGGTCGGTAATGACCTCGTCCAGCGTTACGTGAGTCTCGCTGACCTTGACCACATCGGAGTCGGGCTTGCGCTCGGCGCGGACCTGTGCGGGAACCTCGCCCTGATTGACGACTGCCTGAGGCTCGCGAGGCTCGCCAGCGTCCGGGGCGGATGCCTCGGCACCCTGCGGTGCCTCGACGGGAGCCTCGGAGACGGGACCCTCGAAGGTCTCGACCTTCGCGTCCTTCTTCTCTGCCTTCTTTTCTGCCATGTCGTTCAGTCCTCTCGCTTAGCCGTTGGCCAGTCCTGCGCCGCCGACGACGTTGAACGCTGCCGGGGTGCGGGCTGCCGTGAATCCGACGCGCTGCTCTGCGCGGAATACGGTCTGGTTGGTGGTGAAGTAGACGTGGCGGGACTCGTCAACCGTGATTCCCTGACGGTCGAGGATGAGTGCCTCGCGGAAGTCGCCTACGACGACCCGGGACTCGTTCGTGCCGCCACCGAGGTTGGTCGGGATGCGGTTCGAAGTGACTACCGGGTAGCCCCAAAGGGACTTGACCGGGCCACGGAGTCCGGTGCGGGGGTCCTGCGGGCCACCGGCCGGGTTGATGTAGAAGGCGTCCTGCGCGTCACGCGACTTGAGGATGCGAGTCCAAGTGCGGGGGTGCATCAGGATCGCGCTCGGTGCGCCGTGATCCGTCTCCACGTCCGCGATTGCGTCGAGGATTGCGTCCAGTAGGTCGAGAACGTCCGTGCTGGTCAGCGCGGTTGCGCCGATGCCCGGGGTGTTCAGGATGCCTAGGGGCTGACCGGTACCCGTTCCGGCGATGAACGCCGCCTCTTCGAGCGCTACGAGGCGCTTCGCGAGGTCTGCCGTGACGAGTCCGTCTACGGCGGGGTTGGAGTCAGCGAGTAGCTGGTTGGAGACCGTTGCGAGGCCGGCAGCCGTGAACACCGAAGCGGTGACGGTTGCTAGCGTCATGCCCGTGGTCTCGGGCTTCTCGGCGAGTTCCGCGACCCATCCGGCGGTCGTGGTCAAGCCAAGCTGGTCTAGCTGGATCGAGTTGGTGGTGACGTTCAGCTTCGAGCAGAGGTTGCGAAGGACGTTGTCCAGTTCGCGAGCCTCCACGATCTGACGCTCGACCTGCGGGCGGACTAGATAGCCACCCTGAGCCTGCGTGCCTTCCGTCATGGCCTTGCCCTCGGAGTCGAGACCCTCGAAGCCCTTGGTCAGGCGCTCACGAGCGTCCGCGTCACCCTTGTTGGCGAGGCGAATGTCCTGGAACACGGACAGCTTGCCGTCGCCGTAGGGGTCCTCTTCGGCGTTGACGGCCTTGCCCTCGTCGTCCGTCTCTAGGACGAACTCACCGGAGGGCTTGCGTAGGTCTTCGATGGTGGACTTGAGCGTTCCGAGTTCACCCTTCATGTCCTCGATCGCCTTCGCTTCGAGTGCGCGCTCGCGCTCGACGGTCAGCGTCTCGATCTGCGGGCGGAGTTCCTCGACTAGTGCCTTGGCCTCCTGCGCAGACTTGGTTCCCTCTTCCACTTCGGCGAGAACGGCGTTGGCCTTCTCTTCGAGCGGCGAGAGCTCAGCGGTGATTGCTTCCAGGTCCTTCATCGTGCCTCCTAAATTAGCGGGCGTTGTGACAGCGACTAGTCGCCGCTGACGGGGTCAGGTTCGTTTACCGGGGCGCGGCGCTTCTTGGCCGCCTCTTCGATGCGATCGAAGAGTGTGTTGAGTTCGCCAACTACGAAGGCAACAGCCTCAACGTCAGACTCTCGGACCTCTCCTTCGACGGCAGGTACCGTAGGTACCTCAACGTCGTCCAGTAGTGCCTTGCCGGCAACTACGGAGAAGGAAGGGCCGGTGTGTACGGGTACGCCTGTTACCGAAATCTCGGTGAAATCCATGTCGGCGATCTTACGCTTGCCCTCGATCATCGCGCGCTTGAAGAAGCCGCCGACCGATAGACCGTTGAGGGTGCCGTTCTTGATCTGCTCGTAGTAGGTGCCGAGTACGGGGTGCTTCTTGATCGCACCATCGACGCGGGCCTTCATGCGCAGACCCTTACCGTCCTCTTCGAGTTCGGTGACGCGGCCGAGTACGTGGTCGCGCTTGTGGTGGAAGCAAAGCGACGGATGCGCTTCGAGGAAAGACTTGGCTGCGCGGGTGAAGGCGCCCGGGACGAAGTTCTCGCCCTCGCGGTCGTCACCCTCCCAAACAGCGGCGTAGCCCTGAATCGTCAGGTCGCCGTTGTCCTCTTCGACAACGGCCTCACCGTCGAGCGCCTTCGACTCCATCGGAATCGCGAAGGCGAAGAGGTCGTCGTTGTCGGCGACCGGCTGAACGAAGTTCTCTGCGGGAACAAGACTCACATACGGAATGGTACGGACGCGAGTGACTCTAGAGGCCGCAGGACCCCGATGCGCACTTCTCTTCGGTCTCTTCGATCAGGTGATCGTGTCCCATCGCCTCGGCGAGCGGGACACGGGTGATCGGCTGACCCGCGATCGCGCCGTCCGGGTAGACCGTGATCCCGCGCAGGCTCGGCAGGTACTTGTAGAGCGTGTCGCCGAACGTCCGGCGCTCGGCTGCGTCGGTCATTACGTGCGGGAGGTTGATCGTCATGCTGATCGCTTGGTCGGTGTGAGACTGAGCGTACGCCTGCATCTTGAACCGGCGCTCGTAGTCGAGCGCGAGCGAGGCGGAGTCCTCTACCTCGTCGGTGGGCAGGATGTAGCCGTCGCGGATCAGCCGCTCGACGGTCGGGTCCACGATGTAGTGCGACGTGCGTTCGTCGGCGGAGTGCGCCTTGGACGTGATTACGTCGCGCTTGTAGGCAGCGTAGGTCACCGGCTCCCACCCGGTAGTTGTCTCCGCAATCACTCCGCGCGTGCCGGTCGGGGCGCCCGAGGTCGCGGCGATCGACGGGCTGAGTCCCATCTTGGCCTGCCACTCGTTCGCGTATTCGAGCGCGCC